GGCCACAAAGTCGGCAGGCTTCTTGCCGCTGTCGGTCAGGTTGCCCTCGCCGTCCAGCGCAGCGAGGTTGCCGGTGGTGGCACCGGTGACCTTATCGGCCTTGCCGGAGATGTCCACTTCCTCAGGGGTGGGAACATACAGACCGTCGTCCTTCAGGGTCAGAGCGTTGCCCGCAGCAGCGGAAACATTGACCTTGACATCCACCTCATAGCCAGCGATGGTAACGGTGGTGGAAGCATCCTTGCCGACGGCCTTAGCCTTGTAGGTATCCACCAGCGCAGCCATGCTCAGGAAAGAGTAGGTGCAGGAGTCAGGATTCTCGCCCTTGACGGCCAGCACCATGACGGGCTTGCCGTCCAGCTTGGGGTCGGTAGCGCCGGGGTAGGTCGCAGCATCGAACTTGAACTTGGCCACGAAGGTGGTCTTGGTCTGGTCGAGGAACAGCTCAGAGGGGAAGTCAACGGAGAAAGCAGCAGTGCCGCTCTTGTCGGTAGAGGTGTAGAAGTTCACGGTGTTGCCGTCAACGCCAAGAGACTTGATAGCAGCGTTGGCTGCGGCCTGCACAGGGGTAAAGGCGTCCTTCTTGACGAAAGTCTTCTTGATCTCAGCGGTCAGGTTGCGGATGGTGGTCTTGGTAGAAATCTGCTTAGACATAATAGTGTCCTCCTAAAAATTATTTCAGCATATCAACGATTTCCTGCTGCGTTTCTTCCTCGTTCAGCAGGTCTTCACTCGTCATAACGGTTTCTTTGCGGACAGTCAGCGCGTTTGCGCTGTCGAAGTCAAGACCTTCGCCGATGCGGACGGCAATAGCGCCGCTTGCGTCGCGCTTCAAGCCCTGGCCGATGCTTACGCTACCGGTTTCACCCGAACCACCTCCTTTCCCGAACAGGGTTACGGTCGCCTGAATATCTGCTTCCGGGATGCGCTGAGCGAAAAATCTGATGAAACCATCATGCGTTTCGCACCCGTTCAGGACGCCCGCTTTGGTCGTAGTATAGAAGCTGCCGGGAGATACAACGCCAACGGGTACAAGCTCGCTGGTGCTGTCCGACAGTTCTGCATCATAGATACACTGGTAGTAATCCATACCACCGGCATTTTCGTAATCATCCTCGCTGCGGGCGGGCTTCCACCCGTCCGCTGCAAGAGTGAGTTCGTAGGAGCCATAGTAGCCGCCGCCCGTACCGCCGTCCACCTGCTCCTTGATAAGGGACTTGACCTGTTCTTCGTTCATGATTTCCCCGGATTCAGACAGGTTCTTCACGGCAGCGCTGACCGCTGCCGTGATGGTCGCTGCATGGGCATCAGCGGCGGCGTTGTGCTTCTCAATTTCGGCCTTGACCATCTTTGCGAGAGCCTGCATCTGCGGGTCTACGGTGATGCTGATATTGGCCTTGTTCGACACAGCAAGCAGCGCCGAAAGCTCAATCTCAAAATCGCCGTTCACTTTCGTGGACGGGACTTCCACGCCGCGTGCATCCTGCATAATAAACAGGAGTGTTTCGGCATCGTCGTTCAGCCTGCCGTAAACGCCCACCTGATGCATGATGTACGTTTCATCCGCACCGGTGATCTGGATTTTTACCCGCCGAGCCGTCTCACCGCCGCTTTCAACGGTTTCGATGTCCAGCAATTTCAGGTCATGTGTTTCGCCGCTTACCCCGGTTTCCCCCGAAAGGTCTGCGTCAGCCGTACCGGTGCCGCTCACAGCGCGGGTGATTACCAGCGCACCACCGGAGAGAGATTCCGACAGCAGGGCGGCACCGGCGGCGGTGTAGCTAGATTTTTCCCAACTCACGTTGTCTGTCCTCCAATAACAATGTTTATCGCCGTGTGCGACCGTTCAACGGTGCCCGCCGTAAAGGCTCGTGCTTTCACTGCCTTTGCTTCAACGGCACCGGGCAGCGCCACGGCAACCTGCATTTTCGATCTTCCGACCGCACCGGCAACATACGCCTTTGCGCCGATTTCCCGCGGCTTGATCCTACCGGGGACCTTTACGGTGCAGGATGTCGCCATGCCGCAGGGTGCGGCGGCGATATAAGCGGGCGACCGTTCATGCGGTTCGACGATGTAGATGATGTGCTCAAGGTGAGCGGTACAGCGCCGGGCATAACCAAGGCGCTTTTCAATTTCTTCCGGTGTGTAGTAAATGACACCATCATCGGTAATGTCTACGTTCATTCGCCAGTAGCCCGGCCTTCCTCCGTAGTCATACCATTCACTTATCTTCACATTCGGATAAATCGAGGACAGCGCCTTTTGGACTGCCCACTCCGTTCCGCAGTACCGACGGACTTCCAGCGCAGTTTTGATGATCCTGCGCTTTGTTTCAATCGGATAGCTGGTGTCGTACCAGTCAACGCGGAACTGAACCGCAAGAATATCCAGAACCGCCTCATCTGCACGGTCAATATCCGTGTAGATTTTCAAGCGTTCGGCAGCTTCCAGTTCCTTCTTGCGCCGCTCCCTGAAAACTGCATCAAGGATCTGTACCCATGGCTCTTTGGCAACATCAGGCGGTAGCCCTTCGACTAGGCCGACTTCGTGGAGTTCAATCATCTTCGATTCCTCCGTATGTCACCTTGCAGCTTCGGAGCTTTGCCACCTGAATTTCGGAGACGGTTGTTTCGACCGGTGTCAACAGACGTGGGCGTTTCGCACCAGCTTCCCGTACACGCATAATCAGCTCCGCCGGTTCGATGTCCCGGCCGATTTTTCTCTGCCAGGTTTCATACTCCTTCACAGCTGCTTCCACATTTTCCTGAATCGTCGATGCATTCTTGACATTGCTCAAGGCAATATGGTAAGTAAGCTCGATGTCATACGGGATTTCTTCCGGCGCATGGCAAAGAACCAGATCACCCATCGGGCGCTTTACCGTGTCGAAATATTCCTGCATTCCGGTACATTCTTCCCTTGTCGGAACTCTGCCTCCGGCCATCAGGAAGTAAATGTGGATCGTGTATCCTTCCTTGCAAACGATCTTCGTATCTGCCACATCGGACCGCCAGCTCGATGCAAAGTATTCATAGGCATCCACCGGACCGGCCACGGAGAAAATCGAAGGTGCATAGTTGATACGTCTGGTAAATGAATCGTCACCTTCCGTATCCGTACCGCCCGTGCTTGCCGAAACACTTTTTGCCCCGGACACATACGGGATAGGATCCACCAGCACATTGATTTCGCCTTCGGCAATCCCATCGCTGTTGCTTCCTGCCTCATCCGCCACGGCAACTACGTCCACGGTCAGTTCGCCGGGTAAGATCTCCGCATACTTTTCGGTTTTGAAATACCGTTTGTCTGCCGTTCTCACCTGTGTTCCTTCCGGGATTCCGGTTGCACTCGTTCTCGGCGCAGACAGTGTGAATCGAATAACCGCCGTGGCTTTTCCGGCTTCCAGGCGTTCCACTCCAACAAGCGGAGCAAGGTTGTCCAAATTCGGCCCCGTGCTCGTAGGCAGCAGTTCCGCTTTCAGACACGCCGTGCTGTACTCCATGTTGTGATGCGAACGATGTGCCAGTGTCAAAAGGACAAGCCGTGCTTCAGAACACCGTTCCAACGATACCTCACCGTTGAAAAGTTCTTTGTTGTACTTGCCAAACAGCGCCTTGCAATCGGCCACAGCTTCTTCCAGCGTTTCTTCGCCTTCAATGTCGATGTCCGGGATGTTCTCAAACTCTTTTATTTTAGACAAGCTCGTACACCACCTTTGGAATTACAACGCCATGCAGCACATCACTGTCCAGCCAGTCCACCCGCACCACTCTTGCCCGCGGCTCAAACGATGCGGTTTTCTCTGTTACCTCAGCCACATATAATCCCTTTGCCACCGGAAGTGGCTTATCGACAAATATGTTTGGATTGATTCCGAGTTCTCTGTCGCCCTCTTGGCTCCCGATTGGTGTGGAATACAGTGTGCGAAGGCACTTTGCAATGTCCTGCACTTCTTTTTGTTTTTCGCTGTCACCGGACAGCTCAACCACCGTGCTGCTGAAGTCGATCATCTGCTCCACCGTCTGCTCCTGCATCTCCCACACGGTATGGTGCATCGCAGAGCCGGAAGGGCTGGACAGTGTTGCCAGCTTCTCGTTCGGTTTCCAACGTTTCTTTCCGCTCTCCGTGTAGTCCTTATCCGCAGGTATTCCGAGCTGACGCTGTACCATGCCGATATGCTTCGACTTGAACTGTACCAAGAAGCCCTTGCTCTTATCGCTTGTTCCGCCCAGAGCGATCATTGGACTGTCTTTCAGGACGCGCGCCCGAAAAACGGGCGGCGCATTGCGAACAGACGGACCCATGAAGGGCTTTGTGGGGCTGGTTCTGAAATAGCCCAGGTCTGCCCGGAATGCACCGGGGTCGTTCTTCATAATAGCAAGGATAGCGGTAGGCCGCCGGTTGGTGGCCTTCTGGCGCTGGCGCAGATCTTCGATCATGCGTCTGCCTGCCGCGTTCAGGTCGTAACGTTTCTTCACTTCGGTCAGCATCAGCTTGCGCGTCTGCCGGGCCGTTGTGTTTACGGCCACCTTCAACGCCGCCGGGGTTTTGTTTCCCAGTACGCCAAGAGCGCGGGTCACTTCCGCGTCATCAACGGAGACCATCAGGTTGGAAGCGTCATAGTTGGTATGGAAGTATGCCAACTTACCTCACCCTTTCCAGTTCCATGCGATACATACCCGCTTTCAGGGAGCATGATTTGATGTTGTAGATCCGTTTCTTGTCCAAGGTGATCTGCTTGCCACTCTTCGGCATAGGGCCGTAGTCCTTCTGCTTCACAAAAAGCAGCAGGTCGGCCTTGTACATACCCTGGTCAAAGGATTGCTTTGCTCCGCCCTCCCAGTGCGCCGGACGTTCAAGTACGCCGGGGTGCTGCGTGATACAGAGCATCAGCTTATCATCTATGTACCGTTCTTCCGCAAACTCGTTTGAGTTGAAGATCACGTTCTGCACATCCTGCGCAACGCATTCTTTGAACGTAGGGAACGGTTTCGGAGTTTCCGGTGTGCCGTAGTTCTGGTCAACATCCAGCATATCCGCGCTCCTTCCCGTATCAGCAGACGGTAGCAACCAGCCAGCTATCCACCTTGTCGGGGATCAGCAGCGGGTGGGTCTGCAGTTCCAGGAAGCGGCGGTCAGGACGGTGTTCCACATAAGAACGCAGCAGGCGGGTGGTCTCTGCAGTGTGCCACACCTTGTCATCGTCCAGATAGGTGCACAGACCGTATGCGCGCATGAAGTTTGCGTTGCTGGGGATCATCAGCACCATATTATCCGGGATCAGAGGCTTTGTCTCTCCGGTTTCCTCATCCAGATACACTTCGTCATAGCCGTAGATGTCCACGCCGGGCAGATTCAGGTGGCCGTAGTAGTTCAGACCGCCTTCCAGCTCCTTGGGTGCCATAGCACCAATGTCGAACCGGCGCTTGTCCATCAGATCCAGAACATTGCTGTCGCTCATAAAGTGGTTTGCGGCCAGCTTGCCCATAATCACCATGTTTGCATTTGCAAAGCCGTTGCGGCTCACCTGCCGCTTCCATTCGCGCAGGTTGCCCATGGTATCGGCAGCAGACTTACCCCACTGCTTCGTGCCCTCCAGATTGATCTTGTTGGTGAAGCCAAAGTCGATGACTTCATCCACGCCCTTGCCCTTCACCTTCAGCTGACCGGTGGTAAGTACCTGGGCTGCCATCCACTCTTCGCGGCGAGTGGTCATGTCGTTCAGCTTGTTGTATTCCTCGGTCAGCTTTTCTGCTGCACGGTCAGCAGGGGTGCGGCCGGAGTAGATATCCTCACCGGGCAGGCGCTGCAGGAACATATCTGCGGTGGTGACAGTTGCCGGGTTGATAAGCGGCGGTGCATAGGACTTGGTCTCGTAGCCCTCGTTCTGCACGATCTCGCCACCGACCATGGGATGGACGAAAGCTGCCATCTTGCGGTTGCCCTTGACGATATCAATGTCAACGTTCTTAGTGGGGAACGTCTTAACCTTGGAGAAGAAACGATCGCGCAGGAAAGTGCAGATCGGGGGTGCGGTGCGCACAGCCTCGGCCAGATACCGCGGCTCATAAATGTTGATTTCGTTTGCCATTTTTGTTTCCTCCTATCACTTCAGGAAAATGCCCAGATTGCGCAGAGGAACTTCAACGTCGTCCACGCTCACGTTATTGGGCAGCACCAGGCCGTCAGCAAAGAACTCGCCGGTCAGATAGACCGGCACTTCCTTGTTTGCGTCTGCGCTGTCAGCAGTAATGCCGTACAGGCCGGTCAGGACTGCCGTGCCTGCGCTTGCCGGTTCCGCAATAGGCTTCACCTTGCCGTCTGCAATCAGCACGGGGGCGTGTGCCTCCACAGCTTCGCTTGCGGTCTTGGTTGCCTTTGCGATACCAATGTCCACGCCAGCAATGAAATACTTCGGCGCGGTGCTGAAATCTTTTCTTGCAAGATCCATGCTCATGGTTCTTTCCTCCTTACTTCACACCGTTTGCCTTGCGGATCGCGGCCAGGAAAACGTTTGCTTCCGCGTCCTTCGGATCCGGGTCAGCGGGCGGCGGATTGGTGATGTTGTTCGCGCCGGAAGTCTGGGCGTTGGCCTTTGCCTTGTCCAGATAATCCTTGCTCTGCTTCTGCTGCTTTGCCTTCATGCTGGCAATGACGGCCTTCGCAAAGGATGCGGAATCAATGGGCTTCACAAACTTCGCCTCATTCGCTTCGTCCTCCGCGCCGGGCAGAGTGGCGTTTTCGATCTCCTGAATGCGGGTGCGCTCGGCATTGATAGCCTCGGTCTCGATCTTGGCTACCATATCCGGGCACGCCTTGCGGAGATCGTCCACGGTCTTGATGTCCTTAATGTCCATGTCTGTTACCTCCCCATGGGTTTTGTTCCCCGGCTGATCCGCCTGGGGTGTATTTTCAGGCTGGGCCGTGGTCTTATCCACCACCCGGCTTCTGACAAAGTTCGGTGCTTTGTTGAACGGGGTGTTCATACTGATGCTGTTGACGAACAGGATGCCGTTGCGGTTCTCCACAACAGAATCGTCCGCTTCGTCGTCCACCTCGTCCACAAAGCCCTTCTCCTTGGCTTCCGTTGCCGTCCACCAGTTCGTTTCATCCATCCACTTGGCGCATTCGTCCTCGGTCTTGCCGGACTTCTTGGCGTACAGGGTGACGATGCTGCTGCGGATGGTTTCCAGTGCTTTCAGGCAGTTGTTGAGATCCTCTGCGGTCAGGTAATCGCAGACACCCATACTGACCGGATGCACCATGTAGCTGCTGTCTGCCGCCGCCACCACCTTGTCTGCATGGCAGGCAACAATGGTTGCTGCACTGGCACACAGGCCGTCGATGTGGGCGGTCACGGTGGCCGCGTTGCGTTCCAGCATATTGCCAATGGCCTGTGCTGCAAACACATCACCGCCACCGGAGTTGATGTACACGGTGATTTCTTTCACATCGCCCAGGGCGGCAAGGTCATCCGCAAACCGTTTCGGGGTCGCGGCATCTTCCCACCAGCTGCGCTCGGAAATATCGCCGTAAAGCAGAAGTTCCGCCTTCTGGTCATCACCGGCCAGATTGCGGAACTGCCAAAACTTATCATTTGTCATCTTCTGGTTCGTCCGGGAATTGGGTTTGCTCATTTAGCCCTACCTCCTTCATTTTTTCCATTTCGCTCTTGCGCTGCCTCATGTTTGCCCGCCAGTTTCCACCGGTCATCTGTGCAGTTTCCTGCTCATTTGTGCTGATGCCCTGCTGAACACGCAGAATCGCCGCCTCGATTTCTTTCTTGGCATCCAGATTGGTGCGTGCAGGACCGTTCCATGTGCAGCCCATGTAGGCTTTCGCCACAGCCTGGTCGTCAAAGAAGCCGGGCGCATTGATGCGCCCACGGGCTACTGCCTCGGCAAACCATTTTTCGTAGGCCGGCTGGCAGAAGTCCGCTGCAAAGCTATCCCGCAGCACACCGCAGGTTCGCCAAAACTCGTTCAGTGCGCCGCGGCTTGCGGAATAGTTGGAACTGAATTTCTTGTAAAGCACCTCACTTGGGATCTCTACGCCGGTCGCTACCTGATTGGACATGGCCGACATGAAGCCGTCAAAGGTCGTGGTCGGATGCTTCGGGTCGAACGTATCCGTGCTCTCTCCCGGTGCAAGGTCGAACACCGCGCTCGGTGCAAGGTCGATGCCCAGTTCATCGGGCGGGGTGTTCGGGTCCTCCGCCTTATCCGCCGGTTCCTCGCCGAACGGTGCCTGACTGGTCGGGTTTTCATGCTTGATAAACAGCGTGATGGACGATGCCACGATAGCCGCCGCCAGCTCTGCTTCTGTGTATCTGCCCATCTGTTTCAGCGTGGGCAGCACCGGAGCCAGCAAGGGCACGCCGCGCCGCTGCCCGGCACGCTCCCTCTGTGTGACGCACAGAATGTTCGGCTCTCCCGTTTCGGGGTCGCGGGCTTCTACCCGCGTCCATGTCAGCGGCACCGTGCTGTCGTAAGCCAGCGGATGCCGACTTGCTATCCAGTACGCCACCACCGCGCCGTCCCGGTTCGTTTCCACGCCCTGCACGATCTGGAACACGTCATGCTTGTCTATCGTGCAGGGTGCCATTATGTCCGTGCGGTCAGGGCTGCAAATCAGATCAGCCTCGATCAGGCGCAGCCGCAGAGCATACGGCCAGTGCGGATGTTCGTCGAACTGCACCACCGCAAACACATCGCCGTTCATCAGGAAACTGGTGAACGCCAGCGTCTGCAACCGCCAGAAGTTATCCATGCCAGCAGCATCGCAAAGGGTGCTGTCCGCCCAAAGTTCAAATTCGCGGGAGATCTGCGCCTGCAATCTGTCTGCCTGTTCCTCGTTCAAGTGCAGATAGTCCGCATCCACCTGCGGGGTCGGCACAAGGCCGCTGCCCACCACGTTGGTGCGCAGGGTCTTGATGGCACCCGTTGCCAGAGGGATGCCCATATAAGCATCCCGGCTCCGTTTGCGCAGAATATCAAGATTATCTTCGATATCCTCTTTTGCGCTGCCGCCGCCAACGTGCCAGCTTCGCATAGCGCGGGAAATGCGGCTTGCTCCATAGTTTCCGTAGCCGGTACCGTTGTTTATGACAGACAGCGCCGTGCGGGCCACAGCGC